AGCACAAGAAAAATTAAGTTTTCCAAAAAAAGTATGAAAAAATGAAAAAATTGAAAAAAAAAAGGAAATAGATGGGTTTGTAGAAATCACACGGAACAGCACACAATGCAAGCAATTAACACTATCGAGAAGCGCGTAGCATCTTTGGAGATGAGTGACGAGTTGAGAGATCAACTTCGTCTGATTTTCGAGGAGGAGAGGGAGAAGATGAGGACTTTTGAGTCAAAGGCTGACAAGGGTAGACCAAGAAAGGAGAAGAAGACGAAGCCTATGGAGGCCAAGGATATTTTTCAGGAGTCGATGGAAGACGAGCTGAGATCGATGGCAGAGGAAGACTTACATTCTTTAAAAGCATATAAATTTCAGGTAAAACAGGAAAAGGCAGAGGCTAAGCGCGTAAAGGATGCTGAGAAGGAAGCCAAGGCAGAGGCTAAGCGCGTAAAGGATGCTGAGAAGGAAGCCAAGGCAGAGGCTAAGCGCGCAAAGGATGCTGAGAAGGAAGCCAAGGCAGAGGCTAAGCGCGTAAAGGAAGCAGAAAAGGTAAAAAAATTAGAAGAACAAATTAAAAAATTACAGGAAAGATCGAGTTCGCCCAAGAGAACAGCATCACCCAAGAAAACGAAGGACAAGGCATCGGACGTTGAGCCGAAATCGGAATTCGAGGAATTGTTTGGCGCCAAAGAGGAAGAGTTCATGGAACATATCGAAATTGCTTCGGAAGTCGTAGAAAACACCGTGGAAGTCGTAGAAAACACCGTGGAAGTCGTAGAAAACACAGAAATTGAGAAAATCGTGGAAGTCGTAGAAAACACAGAAATCGAGGAGAGCAAGAACAAAAAGGACAAGAGCAAGAAGGAAGCCAAGTCAAAGGACAAGAAGGAAGTCAACAAGAAGGAGAGCAAGAAGGAGAGCAAGAAGGAGAGCAATGATAGCAATGAAGATAACAAGGAGGAAGTCAAGTCAAAGGAGAGCAAGAAGAAGGAAGTCAAGTCAAAGGAGAGCAAGAAGGAGGAAGTCAAGTCAAAGGAGAGCAAGAAGAAGGAAGTCAAGGAAAACAAGGATCGCTTCACGCACGAAGAAACTACTTATATTTTAAGAAACAATTATATATTTTCAGAAACACAACTTTTAGGGAAATTGAAGGAAGGAGTACCAGACTTTTATGGATCAAGGCTTAGTACAGACGAGGATAATTTCACCGCAGTCAAAATTGAATTCGTGGCAGTCAATATTCAGACAGACATCACGACGCAAATCCAGGACAAAGTGTGTGTGATCGACGTTAACTGTAACCTGTACGACGAAGACTATGACAAGTTTGGCACATATAACCCAGCGACACATACCATTACAATGGTCAACGACGAAGTAGACTACGATTCTTACGACGAAGAAGCATAAGCGTACCACCCCCAGCGTCCTTCAGCGTCCCACCCCAGCGTCCCCCACAAAAGGTAAGTCTTAAACATATTCTTAAACATATTTAATGATAACTAACACAACTCTTTTTTTTTACTCATTTCTTGATTTGTCACTCATTTCTTGATTTGTCACTCATTTCTCGATTTCCCATTTCTCATTTACTAAAATTAAGTTTTTGTATATTCCCGCTTTTTTGAAAAAAATTGAAATATACTGGAAATAGATATGTATTGTAGATTGACCAACCACAGCACACAAGATGTTCTCGCATTTAAACGCCCCCTTTTTCGAAGGTGCTCCATATCTAGGAGATCTCGTTCAGGATTTACCACCATCCATTTTAGTCCGACAGACAAATGATTGGCAAGGATACTTTGGGAAGTTTCCGGAATTTTGCGCAAGGATAACGACAGAGCCGCAGATAGACGCGATGATTGAGAGAGGTCATCGACACGTCGCAAGGATTCCCATTGATCTTTCAAACAGATCGATCGCGCAGCGCGAAATAGTCGACAAAGTAGAAGGCATTGTCACCCAGCTAGAAAGATTTCGCTTATCATGGAGCAAATTCCCGGGAAAAATAGAGCTTGCGCGCACCGAAGTTCCCGGAGTTGAACCAATCTACAACGACCATCTTTCCCTGGAATTCTTCGTCTGTAATGATTCCGGATATTTTCACGTCCTTGTCTCAAAACCAGCAATGTTCACCGACGGAGAAATTTTCCACCCAGACATGGACGACAACAAACTTAATCAACTCATCTTTTGTATTCGTTTACTTTTTATGGACAGGGACCCAGCAGATGAATTTCCCACCCTGACCCGCAACTTATGGGAAATGGCAGTACACCTGACCTTAACCCCAGACTTTGACCGCGTCGAGTTTTACCCGGAATGGATGGACGACGATTTCCCCGATTGGTTCTTACCGGAGCCACAGAACAACTGGACCTTCATGGATGAGCCATTCGACGAGAGGTTCCTCTTTTACGCATAAGCCCAGAGCCCAGCAGTAAGTCCAACAGTAAGCCCATCCTCCAAGCAAGCCCCCCAAAGCCAAAAAGGTAAGTTCATATAAATTTCTTTACTTCAAGATACTAACACTTTTTTTATTTCAAAAAAAATTGAAAAACTTATTAAATATAAATCAATATCAAAAATGTTCGTCGGAGAAACAAACTATTGCGCACGCGTCATCAGCGACCAAGAATACAGAGAAATCAGTAAAAAAGAACACATGTTCTGTGTCAAGTTTTTAGATGTAAACGACACAGAATTACGCAGCAAAGTCGTCAGCCTCATCATCCGAATCTCCGTACAACTCGAACAACTCAGACTCCTATTTCTGAAAAAGGAAAACGCGCGAATCGTCCACCTTGAAAGAGAAATCGTTCTCCGATTCTATCTTTACCAAAACAACTTTTACATCTCAAGCAACACAGGATTCTTAAGCTGCGAAGAACACAAATTCACAAACATGATCCACGACATCGTTCAAGACACATCGCACCCCTTGTACACAAAACTTGACCAAGACATCTTTCCAAAAAACATTACAGAAACCGCCGATTGGACAGAAAGCCTTGAAGTCGAAGAAGACGAAGAACCCCCTTACAAAAAAAGACGCATCGAAACTTCCCAGACAATCTAATCACTTTTACAGGAACGCCATAGGAATGCGATAGGAATACCATATGAATGCGATAGGAATGCGATAGGAACGCCAGAGGAATCCACTGATTTCAGGTAAGTTATTAACATTTTTAAAGACTATACTAAAACAACTCTTTTTTTTACTCATTTCTCGATTTGTCACTCATTTCTCGATTTGTCACTCATTTCTTGATTTGTCACTCATTTCTTGATTTGTCACTCATTTCTTGATTTCCCCATTTCATTCAATTTAGTGTTCGCACAGGACACGCACTGGTTACGCACAGGACACGCACTGGTTACGCACAGGACACGCACTGGTTACGCTCAGAACACGCACAGGACACAGGACATTAAAATTGAAAAAAAATAGTATTTAAATAGGTCTATAAAAATGCAGGCACAACGTATCAACAAACAGGTTCGCGAAATTCAACGGTCGCATCGCAAAGGACTCTTGCTCTATCGGCACGCTGTTTTAAAAACACCCAGACCACCTCAGCTACACAATTTACGGACCATTCTCACAAACGGAACAAGGTTGAGACACATTGAAGGTTTTCTCGGAATCAAACCAATCATCCCGATAACAAATGTCTTTGAAATATCTCCAAATGACCGTGTTCATGTTATATCGACGAGTCAAACAAAGCGAGCCAATTGTATTGTTTGTCATGTAAAAGAGAAAATCCTTACATATAGAGATTTTACAGAAGTGCGTCACGTTGAAATCGCGCTAGCAATAAAGAACACTGGATATTTCGCGAGACAAGAAAATTCTCGAGTCAATGTAATGACCCGCGAATTTTTACACGAGCACCCAGAATTGACTTTTGATGTTGATGAATATCCATACAAGACATTTATTGTTTGTTTGATAGACGAGATCGGGAATATAGTACGCAATTCTTATATATTGACAAAAATATAATTTAAATATTTTATTGTAATGAAATGTAAATGAATCGAGTTGAGCAAATGAAAAGTATTCAAGAGGAAGCGCTTTCTTTATTTGAACGTAAAAATACGGATTATGGGGACGCTTTTGCGAACTTTGGTGTTATCGGTGTTTTAATAAGATTAAATGACAAAATTCAAAGATGTTTGAATATTTCAAAAAACAATGTTCAACTGGTAGATGAAAGTATGCGAGATACTCTATTGGACATGCATAATTACTCTGCGATGGCATTAATGCTTTTGGACGAAAAATAAATTGAAAAATATTTCCTTTTTTAAGTTATTGAAAAAAAGATGCAAGTATCAAGTGAATTGTTACCTATGGGTTATTCTGCTCCTCTCTCGGAATTGAATAAAATAATGGAAAGATTTCATTATTTTATTAAACACGCGAAGCTGGATTCGAAAACTTATCAAGAGGAAGGTGTGAAGTGGTGTATCTACAAGGAATTGGTAGGACGCGAAGGCGAAAAGCGCGGGGGATTTCTATCAGACGAGATGGGGCTTGGAAAAACAATCACAATGATCGGAACAATCTTTACGAATTTTCGCAAAGGACGCACGACACTCATTGTTCTGCCATGTATTTTACTGAAACAGTGGTATTTGGAAATATTGCGAATGACGGGAAGGAAAAGCGTAATATTTCACGGAAAAGGTAAGAAGACCATGAAAAAAGAGGATTTGGAAGTGCCAATTGTGCTAACGACGTACGGGTCGCTCTCTAAACAGAGCATACTTTTTGAAGTAAATTGGTATCGCGTTATTTACGACGAGGCACACCATCTGAGAAATAAAAACACAATCGTTCATCAGAGGGCGCTAAGCATTAAAACCAAAATATGCTGGTTTGTTTCAGGAACTCCCATTCAGAACAAGATCGCAGATTTTAAAAATGTTTGTCTCATATTAGGAATTCATATAGATTCCATGGATGTTTTACAAGAAGTCGTCCAAACAAGTGTTTTGAAAAGAATCAAGAAAACGGCGGATATCGTAATTCCGGAAATAAAATGCGAAAATGTGGAAGTCGTTTGGAAAAATGCCAATGAAAAAATAATTAGCAACGGATTTCATGATTTTTTGAAATTTCGACAAGAGGACCCAGAAGGAGTGTTGAATGCTTATAATATTGAATCAAATTTTCAAGAAACCCTTTTTACAGCAATGAATAAATTATATCCGGAGAAACACTTGGCTCTATTGAATACGATCAAATCAAGACAAATGTGCGTATTGCCGTCTCTTGTTGGAAAATTAATGGCAAACTTGACGAAACTGATTCCTTCATCTGAAGCGGCAGAATGGAACAAAGTCGTTCAAAATTTGCCACAATATCAATCAAAAATCCAATCCGTCGTTGATAAATTGATTGAAAGAAAGGATATGGAAGGGAAGTTAGTGTTCTGTCACTTTCGCGAAGAAATGGTAAAATTAAAGAAAATGTTATGTGAACGAGGAATAGACGAAGAAGAAATTTCAATCATTGATGGAAGCATTTCGGCAAAACAGAGAAACATTTGTATCCAGAGACATCCAAAGTTCCTGATACTTCAAATACAGACAGCATGCGAAGGATTGAATTTACAAGAACATTATTCAGAAATTTATTTTGTAAGCCCAAACTGGAATCCAGCGATTGAGCAACAGGCGATTGCGAGATGTCATCGAATCGGGCAACAGAAGCGAGTCTATGTTTTTCGATTTTACATGACTGAAAAGTCGATGACAGTAGATGAATGGATTTTCATAAAACAAAAGAAAAAAATAAAATGTTATTTATAGCATTCGGTTTGTTTTCCCTACTAATGTCATTATGTTTTCTATAAATTTCTCATATATTTCATTTTGATATTCGTCGTATTTAATTTCTGTAATTGTTAAAAAATTTAAACCCACTTCGATAACCAGTTTTTCGTCCATAAACAAATGGAAAACCATTTTTTTATCCGTATCTTCCATTAAATGTATTTCGGCATCTATATTGTGTATCTCCGCATATCTATATAATGTTTCGCACACATAGTCGTCAATTTTTTTATGAAATTGCTTGCGTATATCATTGACAAATGTACTTTTCCGTGATCTCGTCCGCGATCTCGTCCGCGATCTCGTATCTGCGCTCCTCATTTTAAAGGGTAGTTTTTTCAAAGAGGACATTCTTTCTTCCATTGCGAGCCTTATATCAGGGGATTCTTTGGTCGAACGACAACTATCATCAAAAATATAAGTATACTCAAACCCGAGCAACGACAATAATTTAATTATATCTTCAAAACTCATAAATAAAACAGAATTTTCACTCACAATACCAGCTTCTTCTTCAAGTTCTGTCAGTATTCTATTTTCTTCCGTCTCAGAGAGTTCTTCCAAAAAATGGATCACTTCTGGATATTTATCTCCAAATTCATAAAGAAAATCATTGGAAATAATATTTCTTCCAACCAAATCTTTTTCTCTCATGTGGACATCTAAAACGTAAATACCAAAACTATATTTATCCCGACTTTCAGAAGTATCCGAAAAATAATAATTTTTTTCATGAGTTGTTTCATCGAAGAGAGACCATATTTTTTATAATTTTTACGTGTCCATTTGTCTATTTCATTTGGTTGGGGTATTTCATTTACAACTTTTTCTAATATCGGTTTCAGCCTTTTTGTCATTTCCTTTGTTCTTTCTTTTATCGGTAAATCCGGAACCTGATTTAAAAGTTCTCTGTAATAAACACTACTGGGAATCATTTTTCCATTTTTTTCATATTTTTTTGCGTATGCCACCGCACCAGAAACACCCGCAAAAGAAAATACCTTTGTCGAATCAGATTTACATGTTTTTCGATTCGTCGATTCTATTCCATGTGCGTCAATGTAAATGGTACAAATGGGTTTTTTGTATTTTTCTTGATTTTTAAAATACGCAATCGTTTTTTCATTCAATTCTAGGCGTTTCATACTATTAAAAAAGAAATGATTTAAGATCACGAAGAGCTTTTATAAAAGGGACGACGATTAATTTATTTATCAACGGCGTCGTCTTGTTTTTTTTAACGCCGATGGATTTCACCTTTAAAAAATCAATGAATATATTTATATATAAAACATCTTCGTCCATGACAGACAATTTAAAAGACATTTCTGTTTGTGTATCTTTGGAATTGGTTAAAAAGATATCTCGTGTATAAATTTCGTCGTTATCTATCTCCTCTTTGATTTCATCCAATTTATCTGACAAATAACCTTCTATTTTTTCATGAAAATCGGCCTTGACTTTTGCTCGTGGAATACTTATTGATCTATTTATTTTATCCGACAAAATTCTTTTTCGAGTTTTTGACTTGTCCGCACTGTTCATTTTAAAAGGGAGTTTTTCCAGCGAAACAATTCTTTCCCTTTTCGCCAACCTTTTCAACTCTTTTTCATCCCTTACGGCGTTTTCTCGACAACTATCGTCAAAAATATAACTATATTCAAATCCGAATAAAGATAACAAATGAACAATCTCTTTGAATGTCATTATTCTGAGTATATTAGGATCCAATGGATATTTCGCAATATATTTAGTATTTGAGGGATTTTTCGAAAGTTTTTCTACATATTCTGAAGCACTCGGAAACTCTTTAAAGTACCGCGAAATAATATTTTGTCCTTTTAGGTTCATTCTTTCATCCGGTGGATGCCCAGGTGGATAAATAACATCTAATATAAATATCCCAAAATCAAAAAATTCTTTTTTCGCGGGATCAAAAAATTCAAATTTTTTGTGTTTCAACTGTTTCATCGGAGTCAATGCGTATTCATCAAAATTGTCTTTTGCCCAATTAACAAGACGACTGGAAGGAAGACCATCAAAATGAGTACTTAAATGAGGTTTAATAATACGCGCCATTTCTTCGGTGGCCCTTTTAACCTTTCTTGTATCTGAAGGACGAATGTGTTTTATCATATCGCGATAATTTACACTGGTCGGATTCTTGTCCTTTTTTAAAAATGAGAGTGCGCCTGATATACCCGCAAACGAAAAAACAGTGGCGTCTTTTACACACGACTCTTCCATTGTTTCAATTCCATGTGCGTCTATATAAACGATACATACAGGCCCATCATATTGCTTACGCTGTCTTTCAAAATAATCAAGTGTCTCTTTTCCAAGTTTCATATATTAAAAAAGTATTATATAGTAATGAAAACTCGCAGAAATAGAAAAACCGATATTATTCAACGGTTCATTGAATTATTGAATGTTATCAAACTTTATCATTGGAAAACGAAATCATTCCCAGAACATAAAAATACAGATGAATTATATTCTTCGTTGAATGAACATATCGACAATTTCGTAGAAGTAATGATAGGAATAACTTCAAAGAGACCGCAACAACCCATCTATCATATTAATGCTTATAATTTCTCTTCCAAGGAAGAATTAAAAAAATACTTGTCAAAAGTAAAAAAAGACCTGGTTCAGATGAATTCTTCGTTTAAAGAAAGTGATTTATTAAACATACGTGATGAAATTTTAGGAGATATTCATAAATTTGAATATTTACTTAGTTTTCATTAATTTGCGATTTTTGCGACTTTTGCGTTTACCAATTGCCAACTTGGGTATTGTTAATAGATGCTGGAATATTTTTTTTACAACTTGTGGTTTATTATATCTGTAAGGATAAACAAGTTTTCCATTGTGCCTTGTCATTCCTTCTGGCTCGCTGCTGAGAATAGAGCTACATGAAAAATCTACCCATTTTAAATCAACATTTATTAAAGGAAATAATTTATGGAGTAAATCTAATATTTCTAACGTAGTCATCTGTAAATAATATGGGCGTTCCAATAATTCAGATGAATCGACAAAGGCCTGCTGTCTTTTAAAAAAACGGTGTATACTTCTTATTCTAGCTTGTTCTTCGCGTGGGAGAAATCTAATTGTGTCTTTATCGATATTCGGAAAAAAATGAGATTTAAGAGTCTGATAACATTTCATGGGTGTCCATTTTTTTGGGTTGTTTGGACTCATCATTATTGGTATTTCCATTGAACATCCTTCTACAAATAAAAATATTCCCTTTGCGATATCTTTCGGGACATCTACCTTTCCGCCATCAAGCAAGTAATAATCATCAAATTCAGTGCTATATGTCTTGTCTACCATTAAATTTGCTCCTATTTTATCTACTAGTTTGTTTTCCAATTCTTCTAGAGGAATATGTAGCTGTTTCTTATCATATGATTTACTCCAATTAAAAAGATTGTTGCTTCTTTTTTCGGATAACAAACTTTCAAACAAAGATGGATCACTAAACCATGATCTTCGTAATTTGTAGTAAGCTATATCACGGTCGCTCAGAATATCCCCTGTTGTTTCGACGTGAATTCTTGGTACGGCATGAGATCTTTCCAATGTTTCACGAGATGTAAGAGTAGAAAGAAATGTAGGAAGAGTAATGGAATGAAAATTTAAATGGAAATTTTCAGGTATTTTATCTAATAGTATGTTGTAAGTTTTATCTTCAATTCGTATTTGTTCGACTATTTGATCTGTTGTCGGTTCGGATACTGATATATTATAATTTCCATGAGTAAAAATAGCGACCATTGCTTTAATTTCAGTCGCCATAAAATTATAAAATAAAAAATAATTTAATTACCGATTCAAACAATTCAAAACAATTCAAAACAACAATTCAAAACAACAATTCAAACAATTCAAAAACAATCAATCTTCTTCATATTCATCTTCGCTTGCCCACGAAGGATTGTAACGAAGGAAATCTCCTTCTTCTGTATCTACTATTTCATACTTTTTCTTGACAATTTTTCTATGCTCCTTGTCCCAATATACGCGTCCGTTGTTACGCTCGCTTTCATCCAGTAAAAACATGTGCGCAAATTCCTTTTGCCATCCAGCTACCATCCCCTCGTCTTTAAAGATGCGTTGTTTTTTGGTCACCTTTTCCGGCTCTGCGTCACTTGGCTCATTTTCCGAATCGCTGTCCGAAAACGCAAAACGATTTGTTACTTTAACTTTTTGCTCCTTCTTGATCGTAACCGGTTTCGCAACGCGCTCCACTACCTTACACGTCGATGAAAAGTGTCCGGTTTTGCCACATTTTCCACATTTATTAAATTTAATCGTTGGACATGTAACTCTGCTTGACGGATCTCTTGTTTCGCGAACATAATGCGAGGTGTAAACTTCTTCTGGCATTCCTGCCTTGGCGCATACTGGACAATATTTCGCTTGTGCTTGTCTTGACATTTTTTGTCATATCAAAATAAGTAATTTAATTTTCAATTTTTTTTAAATAAAAACAACTTTGAAAAGAATGGAAGCAATTTGGCAATTGATTCAAAAAATGGTTTGGCTAAAAACGGAACAATCCCATGGAAATCGAAAAAGGATATGACATTTTTTAAAAATAAAACAATTAATAAAATTGTTGTTATGGGTAGAAAAACGTTCGAATCCCTGGGTCCACTTAAAAATAGACTCAACGTTGTTTTGTCAACTCCGCGATATTCAGAAAATATTTTTTATACAAACGACATAGACACCCTTTTGAAAGAAAATGTTATTTTTATTGGCGGGAAATCAATTTATGAACAGTTTATTCCTCTATGTGAAACAGTTTGGGTAACGAGGTTTAAAAAAGATTATGATTGTGATTTATTTTTTGACTACGATTTTTCAAAATTTTCATCTATTGTTCACGAAGATGACGAAGAACTTACTATTACAGAGTATAAAAAGGTGTACTAAAATTTTGTGTTTTTTTTAAAAAATATTTTACCGAAATTATTTCATTGGAATTTTAACGAGTGCAGAAAGCCAGGAAAAATGCTCGCGGGCGTGGTCGGACTGAAAATAAGTTTTCGATATAAAAGGAAGACAAATAAAAGATATAATGGTTAATTGGGAGAATATGTGGAGAATTAAAGCAGTCCTATTAATGAAACGTTTTTATCCTTTAACCGAGATGGTCGGGAAAAGTATAGAACTTTATAGAAACGGTGTTTCTCATTATGAAAATCAATTAAGACTCATGGTACGTTTTCCATGATTCGGGAATTTGTTTTGTACCACCATCGTATTTAACCGCAAACTTTTTTTCGATCATCCAGTCGTTTAGACACACATCTTCTAGATATACTTCGGCGAGTATTCGACCATATTTTTCTGATTGAACATTTTTCAGTGTGACTGTTTTACTCATAATCAATGCGGATAATTCATCGCGTGCCTTTTTTGCGATTTCTTTTTCGTCGGCATTTTTTCCTTTTATTTCAGGAGTATCGATTCCGTTTAATCTTACTGAAAAACGATACATTGGTGATTCTGGGTACGGCATCTTGGAAGCAATCGTAATGGTGTCTCCATCATATACTTTAATGACTTGACCTTCGGTGATTGGAAACACAAACGGTATAGTATCTTCCCACTTTATCATTTTATTATAATGTTTAAATTTTTTATATTGTTTTGAATCAAATGTGATTTTCGGAATTGATTACAAAAAACTTTTAAAAAAAATTGAAAAGATTTAAAACTTATTTCTCCACCCACAACAGAAAAAAGATGTACTGCAAAGTTTGTTTCGATGCCGGAAAACCAGAAGAAGAAGTCAAGAGTCACTACCCGAAAAATCAGTTTGGGATGGTTGTTTGCCCCACTCTATTGAGTCAGAACTGCCTAAGATGCGGATATCTTGGTCATACGTCAGCCTACTGTATAAATATTCCGATTACAACCCAACGGATGTTTTGCCCGTTTTGCCAGAAGAGAGGAGCAGATGTCGAAGAATACACGGATCACAACATGTGGTCGAATGGAGCGATCGTTTGCGAGTACTTGTTGAACTGCGAGTGCCAGAATTGCGGAGAGATGGGGCACACTCCGAAATACTGCCCGAAGCCCAAGAAAAAGTACTGTCCGGCGTGCGATCAAAGAGGCGCAAGCGACGAAGAGTATACCAACCACAACTTGTTTGAAGATGGAGTTGTCGTATGCGAATTTATACTCGCATGCGAGTGCCGAAACTGCGGGGAATTGGGACACACCCCAAAATACTGCCAGCAACCCAGAAGAAAGTCCACTGCCGAAAAGTTACGCGAAGGTCAAAATCTTTCGGCCCAAATCGATCTGTCGCTGAAGAACGCAGGGGAGTTGCCTCAAAAGAAGAGGGGAAAGAGGACGTTTGTTCGCGTATTGTAATTTGTTTTGTAATTTGTCTAATTTAAATAATTTCAAAAAGTGAGGCACTTTGCCAATAACTTTTTTCATTAAAATTGAAAAAAAAAGTAACCACAATAAATTTAAAAAGGATGGTAAAATTTGTGTTATATAATAATTGCGACGTGTATATTCGTGGAAACAATATCGAATGGTATGGATACGATAAAAATACTACATTTGAAGAAATGCTAGGGAAAGCAAAAGAACATAGATGTTGTATCATCACTAAAAATGGTCGAGGAAAATGGTACCTAAAGGGATTAGGCAAAGATTATGTGTCTTCTAGAGAAAAACTTGAAAAAAATTTAGGAAAATATCCTCGAATAAAATGCTGGTTAATCGAATTTTAAGTTTCATAAAAATCCACGAAAAAATAAAAAATTGAAATCCACGAAAAAAGGGTGAAAATAGAAAAGGACGAATGACAACAATCATTACTATCACAGCAGACGAAATTGGTTCACTTGGCGCGATTACATATGATTATTCAGGCAAAGATAGAATTCTCAAAAATATATTCAATGGGGATCATGAAGTATTTTATTCTGGGCAAAACCAAGGAAGAATGGATTACCAACTTATTCACGCGGTGAATTCTTTTCATACATTCCGAATATATTACAGACGAAAAAGTAGCACACCGTTCATATTTCTAGGAACTACGAATTATTCGAGTATCGTAAAAGAACGTTTAACGCCAACTGGGGAAAATTCCATACCGGATGAAAGGTTACAGATAAAACTCGTCATTCCAGAAGATAGCATTTGCGGCATGGAAATTGATACACCATTTGAAGGCGCCGGGAAATACAAAAAAGCCATTTTACAGCATAGTGGATTTCACATGAATGTAAATATCAATTTAGGATTTTATTCAAATGTAATTTAAATAATTTCAAAAAGTGAGGCACTTTGCCAATAACTTTTTTTCATTTTACTAGGGAAATTCTTTAATTATTCCTTTTAATTTTATTCAAAAACAACTTAAAAGATTCCACTATTATAGTGTAAGGAGGTCGCCTCCCCATTCTACCTTACAGCAATTCTAAAATTTCACTTATTAGAAAACCCCGGGTAGTAGCATTAAAGCTCTGTTGGCGTAACGGTTAACGCGCTAGTCTTATGAGCTGGAGATTGTGGGTTCAAATCCCACACAGAGCAATTTTTTCCTGCAGCAATTCCAAATTTCACTTATTAGAAAACAAAGGAAAACAGCAAATTATAGCGAAGTGGCGCAGCGGAAGCGCACAGGACTCATAACCCTGGGGTCGGAGGATCGAAACCTCTCTTCGCTTACAAATTTATCTTACAGCAATCCATTTTCAAAGCACTTTAAGCAAAATGAAAAGATAAACGCAAATTCCGGTCGTATTAACTCAGTCAGGAAGAGTGCTGCTCGATAAGGGTGGATGTCGTGGGTTCAAATCCCACATACGACAAATAGGTTCCAACAGCAATTTTTGCATTTTGAGCACGTGGTCGCAGGTTCAAGTCCTGTCTTTGGGGGAAACTCCTTTGTAGCTCAGTTGGTAGAGCACGTTTAGTGAACCTAGCATAATGCCATATTAACTCAGTCGGTAGAGTGCTAGCCTTTTAAGCTGGTGGTCGTGGGTTCGAGCCCCACATGTGGTAATTTTACCTTGCAGCAATTCTAAATTTCACTTAAGAAAACCAGGGTAACAGCAAATTCAAAACGTCTTTGAACAGCATGAAAAATTGAAGCGTAGTGAAGACAGCTATAAAATGTATCAATAAGATACCGGTATCTAGAAAGATACCTGACAGCAAATTTTTTAAAATTTTTTAAAATTCAAATTAAAATTTATTGACAAGGGCAATGTAACACCGCCAGCATCATTAGCTCAGTTTGGTAGTAGCACTCGGCTGTTAACCGAGAGGTCAAAGGTTCGAAACCTTTATGATGCGTTTAAAAATTATATAATTCAAAAACTTATATAATTTATTTTGTCTGAAATTGTTTGATACATTCCCATATTTTGGCAGACTCATCGATGGTGAAAGAGCCACGTTTTTGCGCCAATCCGATAAAACTAACAAGAAGATTTAATGCTTCTGATGGATTCGTCACGGGAACATCTACTATTTTTTGTTGCGGTTCGTCCATAACTATATTTAATACTTTTTTTTAATATATTTTACGTAAAAAGTTAAAGTTAACTTGTAAATAAGTAAAATGGATCAAGTTCTTGAAAAATATGGCTCTTATACAATGCTGGAAATTTGTGTCCCGGACGAAATGCGAAAGTGCTATACAAAATATGTGAAAGAATTTAATGATTTGTTGTTGTCTACAGATCCCACCGTTTTCATAAATGACGGATTCGATTTGTTTGTTCCGGATGAAATACAATGCGACATGTTGACCAAAATTAATTTTGGCGTAAAAATACAAGCCACGCGTATTACGGAAACGAGAATATTTCCTTGTGGAGTAAAAATGTATGCTCGTTCGAGCATTTACAAGACGCCATTGAGGATGGCAAATTCTGTCGGCGTAATTGATCCTGGGTATAGAGGGGATATCATTGGAATGTTTGATTTATATACAGTAGACGATGTAACAGTTGAAAAGTACACGAGATTGGTTCAATTGTGCGCAGACTCGCCTATTTTTGTAAAAATGATTGACGAATCCGAATTATCTTTAACAAATAGGGGCGCCAATGGGTTTGGTTCGTCTGGGCGATGAGTTTCTCTAAAACATGTTCTGCCTTCGTAATCATATTCGATCCTATTTACCACGCCGTTATCATCAAAATATTCCGCCCCACTAGCACCGTCACCAAACCCCCATCTTTCGCTGTGAGTATATCTCCCCAAATAGCGTAACACATTGGAATAATGTCTTTGGTTCGGAAACACTCCTTCTGTTCTCATTGACAAAGCAAACTGGTAATATTTATTTGTATCAAAAGAAGATAGTCTAAAAACCTCCATTATTCCTTATTATCAAAAGTATTTATTATAATCACATAAAAACAAAAAGAGTCTGTGTTTATGAAATTTAAAGTTCATGAAAAAATGGTGAAAGTATTTGAAAAATACAAAGAAGCGATCCATAAAAAATATGGTTTCATATGCCTTCAGTCAATGTATTATAATCAACCGAATTTAGTTTTATATGATGTTGAAAAAAATGTAAAAGAAATATGGGAGAATAAAGATGATTTTGATGTCGTTTCTTTTATAGAATGTATTACTATACAAGTAAAAATAATGGAATCAATGAAAATGACCTTTTATGCGATCTCAATGGAAGATATCTATTTGCTTCATTATGAAAAACCGATTTACGTCATAATGAGCAATGATATTGCCACATTAGAAGACGACTTTTTCACATTTACAATTCCCGATTTTTCTCACGATAAAGACGAATACTTATTTTACCCCGAATTGATGAGATTGAAAAAAATACCTGTTACATTTCATAAATCGGTTGTTTATTACAGTATAGGATTAATCGTTTTTTCTTTTTTGTTTGGATGCCCAGTGTGGAAGGAAGAATATTATCTAGAAGATATTCCAATTATTGATTATATTGAAAAAATAAAGGGATCAAAATTATATTTTTTTCTTAAAAGATGTTTCGCGTCAGAATTATTATTTGTATAATACATGTCGATTGTTACTTTCAAGAAAAAATCAGTAGCACAATATGGCACACATATATCGGGAAAAAGTCCAGGGGGAGCATGGATACAGAGGGGGCTAGGAATTGCCGGAGTAAACGACAATGGATTTTCCATTAATGGTTCTCATCGAAACAAAGGGGCAGTGGGAACATCCATGGCTTTTTCAAAATCAAAAACATTGTTTCGAGGACGCTACGCCATTGGCTGGGGCGGAAGAGGAAATAGGTATTATGATGTACCTTTGTTTAATGTGAATGAAGCCATCATTGTTCCGGGAACTCAGTACAAATATGTAAAACCATCTGTTTTGTCTACTAGAGGCATGTTGCGCACAAAATACAAATGGGCGTACAATGGTGAATTCCCTAATTACTGGGTAAAAAATATATACTCAGGGCCGCTTCTTTATAATTCGTCGCAAGGTGTTTACATTAATTCTAAAACATCGGCAAACATGTGTAAAATAGACACGAAGATGGATCAAGGATTTACGGAATCGCAATATACACAGCGTTTGACGCGTCGTTGTGCCGACCCCCATGTTTATCAAAGACATGTTCCATCAGTAAATCTTGTACCAAGATCTGTTCCAACGTTTTGCTCAGTGGATATCGACCCAGTGGATGTCGATTTGAATATCAACGAGTTAGATGTGTGCTGATAATTTAATTTTGTCTATATCTAAATAATCTACAAGACCTCCCTTAAGAAATTGACTCGTCGTTGTAATTTTCACCATTTTTTTGTAAATATCTGATTGAAAAAAAGCGATGATGTTTTCCTTTTCTTCCTTTGTGAATTCTGTCAGAGGAAGAAAATATATCTCTGCCGATAATAATAAATCTCCTTTATCATACATTCCCAATTCAAACGGTTTCATCCGAAACAGAATAAGTTTTTCAACCCCATATGCCGAGTTTTTTAACAATTTTTCTTCCCCGAGGACATGAAATATTCGTTGCGGGTTTTGTATCAAACGATATCCAGATTCCACTTTTTTAAACAATTTATTTCCGTTTGTTGCGGTAAATCTTTTTGTTTTGTGCGTTAGATATGTTTCGAGCAAACGAACATTTTCGGGCGTCCAATCTTCTACCGGATTAATATGTTTTAACTCAACTTCATGAGTCTCGCCCGTCTCAACCGTAGTCAACCCTCTCTTTTCCTTTGAAACCACGAAAAAACACATTTTCAAATTTTGTCCGACCCGCGGAAACCATTTTTTCTTTACATTATCCAAATAAATGTATTTTGGGTAATAATTCATCATTTGTTTATAAACCCCGTTGGAACCGGACCAAAGATTAAGAGGAGAAATAAAACACAAATGACCCCCATCCTGTAAAAAAGACAGAGCCCTTTCAATAATTTTTTCATACATTTTTTTCCCTGAACCCTTTCTCAGTGTGCCGCTCAGATAAGATTCCGACGGAGTCTGAAACGGCGGATTCCCAACAACAACGTCAAACCGCACGCCGGATTGCCAAGACAAAAAATCCCCGCAAAAAATATGCGGGTAGCTCGACCCAAGCACCATTTTTTGCCTGGTTTTTTCAATATTTAGAGGATTAATATCCACCATATATAAATTATCATGTATGCGTTTTACCCTTTCTTCTTCGTTTGGATACTCTTTTGCGTAGATTTCAAATAATTTATGAAATATAGCCACCATAAATGATCCATCTCCGCAAGTTGGTTCGAGCCACTTTGTACGAGTATTCCATAAATGTTCTGGGATATGCGTCAACATTTTTTCAATGAGTTCTGGGGGTGTGAAAAATTCATTGAAATAAGACATAATCTAATAGTATTTTTATTTGCGGAAATTTAAATTTATTAATATGTGATTTAAAATTATGGAGTTAGAAATTTGTATAGAAATTTTCCCCTTCTACATAATTATCATATTGGGTGTCTTGTATTTTTTTAAATCAATAATCTTTAAGAAATGTGTTTTATGTATGTTTAAAAATTCCGGAAATATCTGTATTTTAGAAAAAAAAATAATTTTAGATGCCAAAACACATGAGTTGAAAGAAGAGACAAAGGAAGTTTTGAATGTGGCTCGTTCAGATATCAAAGAAAATGCGACAATTTATGTCACCAATCCAAAATTTTACGAATTATTATTTTTACGTGGCGAAGAAGGACTTGGGGAGGCATTTGTGAAAGAATATTTCGAAACAGATGAATTGGAAGATTTATTACAAATTGTCTATACTGTTTTGAATCGAAAAATATACAAGGTTTGGTTGAAGTTTTATTCAAAACTAGAAGAATGTTTTTATAAACAATTTAAAATGACACGCGAAACGTTTTCGTTAAATAAAGATGTTTTAGAAAACTTTAAAGACGGGTTTTTACCGTTTAGTGATTTTAATGTTAAAGATGGGTGGGAAGGAACTCTTGTTTTACAAAATGGATTGTATACTTTTGAAAATACTTTTATCCAGAAATTGTATCCCGATAAAAAAATGTTAGACTACAGAGAAATGGAAAGAATCGTGGATGACAATGATTTGAAAATTGAAACTTTAGAAAGAAAATCTTCGAAATATGACTGGAAGTTAGACAAGGATTCAATCATCAAAATGTCCTCAAAGGAAGAATATAACACTTTTTATTATTACACGTGCGTTTTAAAATTCTTGTTAAAAAATAATTTTATTTCTTTTAATTATTTATTTTGTAAAAAATAATATGTTATGGAAATTATATGGGTGACTTCTTTTCTGACTGTATTGTTAACGACGACAGAACCCCAAAGCTTCTTTATCCGTGTAACAAAGTTCCTATTCCGGTAGTGACTAAAAAGGACATTCCTATCAACGAGAATAATGACATTTTGATGGCTTATTCGATCATTTCACCAAACCCGGATGTTCTAAATGAAATATTGTCTGACCCCGATACAGATTTAAAAAATGTCCGAACGGTCAATTTTACCAAACAAGTAAATTGTTCTTTGATTGCCGATCAATTGTCACCCGAGAATGGCCGCATCACTAAATGGACAATTGATGATGCCAGTAATGATTTCAGAAAAGTCGTGTACCCGGGTGTAGGCCCAAGCTACATTAACAATAATGTCGACCTCCAACGTCAACAAACATTGGGAGTAGAGGGAAGTATCCACTGCTGGTGTCTGAAT